GGTGGTGGAATGGTCATTGCACTACTAACTGCTGCCAAGATACCAGATGCAACATTTATCCATGTTTGTGCCTTTTGCATTTTCTTGTTTTGCTCAAAACCTTCTTCTGTTGTTGTGTCAATGTTTGCTTGCAATGCACTAACTAACTGACTTGCACCCTGTAATGATGCACTAATAACCATCATTGCATTTTGTGCTTTTTGTTTAGCAGACTCAACTTCTGCTTGGTGTGCATTTCTCTTTGCTTGGAGGATCCTATTCTCACTTGCTATTTCTTCTTGTTCAAGCAATTTTTGGTTTTGCAAGATTTGCTCATTTATTCTTGCTTTTTCTTCAACAGTTAAATTCTCTAATGCAAGTTGTTCAAGCAACAATCTGTTTTCCTCTGCAAATCTATTTCTAATAAGTTGTAGTCTTTGTGTTTCATAGTTTTGCAATCTCTCTAACTTTGCTTGCTCTGTATCAGTTCCCTCAATTTCTTTTCTTTCATTAGTTAGATTAAAGTCAGTGTCAAGATTAGAAATGCTTGTTGATGTCTTTGAATTAAGTTGTGAAATCTTATCTTCAATGATTTTAATTTGTGCATCAAGTTTCTCTCTTAACTTTTGTGCTTCATTGTTAGAAGTTTCATCCATCAATCTACTAATATCATTAGCAAGTTTTCTATTGAGTAAAAGAACATTTTGATTATATTCTTCTCTTGTGATTATTTTCTTCTTGAAAGAGTCTTTAAGAATTTTCAAATCTTCATTATATTGCACTTGTAAGTTAGTGTATGCTTGATTAAATTCAGACAAATTAGAACTAACCAAAGTATCATGAAGTGTTCTATATGTTCTAATAAGTGCATTTCTTTCTTCTTGTGCTTTCTTTATTCTCTCATTTGCTTGTCTAACTTGCTCATTATGAAGATTTTGTCTTTCTTTTCTCTCATTAGCAATAGCATTTTGTTTGTCTAATTCTATCTTATTTTGAATTTTAGCAAGTTCATTTTCTGCCTGTATTCTCTTTTGTTTAGTTTCTAAAAATGCCTTAACAACCTCATTTTCACTATCTCTTCTCTTTCTATCAGACAAGTCAATATATGCTTGATATGTCTTTTCTTCAGCAATTCTTAATTGTGATAACTTATATTCAGCATCAGATAATTGTTGTTTTTGAGTAGCAGCATTAAAATTGTCAGTTGCTTCTTTTATCTTGTCTATATCACCAGCAGCATCTCTTAATGCTTGTGTATATGCTTTAAGAGCTTGTGTTGATTTTAGTGTTAGAGTTTGATTTTGAATTTCTAATGCTCTGTTGAGATCCTCAACTGCTCTTTTTGCTCTATCTTCTGGTGTTGTGTCATTCCACATTGCACTAATCTTATCCCAGTTAGCAATTAACAAACCAATAGCAACCACCAATGCACCAATACCTGTTGAAATGAGTGCTGTTTTCATTGCTTTTAGTGATGTTATAAAAGTCTTAACACTACCAATAACACCTCTAAATTGTATTTTGGCAATCTCTAAATCTCTCATGAGACCTTCCATTCCTTGCAAACCTTGCACTAATGCAATACCTGCTTGCAACTTAACCATTGTCTTTTGTAATGCTTCACTCTCACCACCAAACAAAGCAACAGCACCTTGCACTGCACTAAAACCACTTGCCAAACCAGTAGCAATTCTATTAGTTGTTGCTAATTGTTCACCTAAATCAGCAGCAGCATATCTTGCCTCTTCATTTATATCTCTTAATCTTAATGCATTATTAGCAAGTTTTTCAGCAACTTTGTTGTATTCCTCTGTGCCTGCCTCAAGTTGCAATAACTCACCTTTGAGTGCATTCATTTCTTTTCTTAAATCCTTCAATGGATTGACTTCCTTTTCAGCATTACTTTTTATCTCTATACTAATATTTTCTACTGCCATTAGTAAATGTCTTTTTTAGTTTAATATAGACAACAAAAAAGTCAGGTTATTAACCTGACCTTTAACTATTTTTAATTGAAATAAACCTATTATTATGCTTAATTTGCATCTATCAATTCTGTCAATGCACTTGCTTCTATTGAATATGGTAACTCACCAGACATATCTTGAATAGTCAAAACATAGAAGTTACCATCATCAGTTGCAGCACCAGTTTGACCAGTTACAGCAGTTGCTGTTGCATAGTTATCTTTACCAAGATACCAATAAATGCCATTCATATCCTCAACAATTGCTGCTATTTGACCTGCTGCCAAAGCATTTAATACTTTTCTCTTATCTTTGTCCATTCTGTTGAAGTTAGCAGTAACCTCATTCAAGAAGTATCTTGTTCCTTTTGAATCATCTTTGGTCATTGTCTTTGTCAAACTACCAGTGTTCTTTGCAAAAGCAAATTTTTCGAAAACATCAAGACCTGTTATTGTTGAAATAGTGCCTGTTGAAACATCAACAGTTACTCCAATCTCATTCCAATCTGCTAACCATAAATTCTTAATACCTGACAAATTAACTTCACAAGCATATGGAATTCCTTTTAAACTCATTAAACAACTCATATATATTACTCTCTATTTTTTAATTTGAAAAATGGGTGTGGTGTTGTGCCACACCCTATGTTAAACACTTTTTTTATAATTAAGCAACTGTAGCATAAACTATCTCTGATGGGAACTTGTATTGAACACCAGCATTGAACAATACCTTAAATCTGAATACATCAGCATCATCAGAATACCACAATTTGAATGTGTTCTCACTACCCTCAACATCAGTTGCATAAGTGAAGTTAGTTCTATGACCTGCTATTGCTGCATTAACACCTTCCAAACCTGCAACAGAAACTATTCTTACTCTTGAATCACCCAAGTAAGACATTTCACCAGCAGCAACATCTATGATGTCTCTATTTGCACAGCAAACAGCATTTTGTGCTTTAACATATGCTTTGAAAATAGTTGGATTAACAAATATGATAGCATCACCTAATGCCAATACTTTCTCTGGGAGTGCATCATATGCTTTCTCAATCAACTCATCAGCAGCACCTGATACTTTAATAACACCTTGCTCTGTGCCTGCTAAATCAACATAACCAGCAATACCAAGTGTGTCATCACCCTGCCAAATAACTTTCTCTAACTCATTCTTTACAGATGTCAAGTTAGCATCAACAAACTTCTGCTCAAATGGAAGAGTCTCTCTACCAGCAGCAATTAAGTTCTGGTGGTTAGCAAAAGTAGAAAGTAAATCTCTATCACACCACTCCTTATTAACCTTGATTGGTTTAACTTCAATAGTTCTTTGTGAAAGTGTGTCAGTGCCCTGTGCCTCAAAACCACACTCACTACCATCAGCAAATACTACTGCTGAATCCAAATAGTTCAATGCTGACTTGAACTTAACATTTGTCATAATATCTACATAGTTAAGTGTCTTTGCACCCAACATAGATTTTACTAACAACTCATCATTATTACTGTTTACATATTCAGGTAAACTTGTTTTTACAATTGTGCTTGCCATATTATTTTACAATTTTTTTTATTTAATATTCAATTTTGTTTTTTGTTAAAAATCTGATTTCTATTTCTTTAAGAAAGACAACATCTTCTCTCCTTTTGACATTGCATTAGTCTTTGTTTCCATGTCTTTGAACTCTTCCTCTGCTGGTTTAGCACCTTCCTCTTTTGCTAATTCAGCAACTAAATTTTCAAGTTTCTCAATTCTTGCATAGAGTTCATTCACTTCTTTTCTCAACTCAACTATTGCTCTTGTGTCTGTTTCCTCACCTTCATTTGTAGGATTTTCAACAGTTGTTTCCTCTGCCATTTCTTGTGCAACCTCTTCTTTTACTTCTTCAGGATTTTCAGGTGCAACTTCTGCATTGTCATCAATTATTTCTGTAACTACACCATTAGCAACTTTAATAGTTTTACCATCATTAGTCTTGTAATCACCATCTGGTGCAGGAATATAGTCCTCATTCTCACCATCAGATTCTACAAAAACTTCAACACCCTCTTTAAGTTCTGGTGCATCAAAAATCAACTTTGCTCTATCTGTTTCAACCTCTGCTAACTGCATAAGCAATGACTTGAAGAACAATCTAACTTTCTTTTTGTTATTCATAGATTTGAACTTATTTTTATGTTTTATATAGATTTGAGTTAAAAAGAAAAAAGATGCCATTTAAGACATCTTTTTTGGTTTTGGGTATTGCTATTCACTAATTAAAAATAGTGTCAGCAATTATATCATAAACACTTTTATAAGTTGGTTCTTTTAACTCATCGATGGGTGGAAGTTCAGGTAATTCAGGTTGTTCATTATTAGTGAACATTTGTGAAACATCAAATAAACCTTCAACACTAAATCCATTCAAATTACCAGCTTTTATTTCATTCCATAACTCATCATTATTGACCTTCATTGTTACATACCAAGCACCATTCTCAACATCAGGAAATTCAACAGGTGCTATTCCTCTTTCTTTGTCAATAAAATATGATTCAATTATAACAACATCACTAACAGGTAATTCATGTTCAACATTAACTGCCAATGTTCTTTGTTCATTGAAGAACTTCTCTGCCAATTTTCTAATTGTGTCTGCTGAAAACTGAACATAGAACTCTTCACCTGTTGGTAATTTTCTATAAATTGGCAAATTAGGAATCATTGCTAAACCACTCACTAATCTCTTATCAGGATCCTGAATAGAAAACTTGTGTGGTTGTTCCTCACTAAAACATAAGAAATGTGATTTAATTGCTGGTCTATCAACAATAGAAATAAATTTCACACCCTCTGCTAAATTAAGTGTTAGTTCATATAATGGTAAGTTATTAAAAGTCATCATGTTTAATCTTTTTATTTTTTAATATAATTATTTAGAATTGGTAAAACCCTCTTCAATTAAGTCTTGCACTAATGCATCTTTTATCTTGTCTATAAACATTTCCTTTGCTGTTTGTAGAGAAGTCTTGAAGAATGGTTTAGGTGGAATTGCTGTTTTGAAACCATTGTTGAGAATTGACCTACTAATTAGAAAAGCAAGTGTGTTTCTTGTTGGTGAATACTCTTTACCACTCTTTAACTTGATAGGTCTTGGAATGATGTTCTTCTTGTCTATCCACTTCCTAATTTCAGTTATTGGTGGCATTTTCTTTCTATTAGGTTGCTTTCCTGCCTTTCTACCATCCTCTATGTATTTCCAATATTCTTCAAGATTAAGTGTTAGCATAAAGTTTCCTTTACTATTCTTGACACTAACTTTCTTAATTGAATTATATAGTTTTCCACTTTGCCAACCCTCACTTGCTAACTTACCTTTGTATTCATTTATAAGTGTGTCAGCAAATTCATTTAGAACTGCAATTGTATTTACATATTCCATAAGTAGTTAGTTATTTTTTACAACAATTCATCCTCAATTGGCATAACATCTTTTTGTGCTATTGCTGTTATTTCAATATCACCTGACACATTTGGTATAGTAATAGTTTGTGTGTCTCTATCAAAAACTCTATCAGTAATATCAACACCACCCATTGTTACAGTAACACTACTTAATCTCCATTGTGCAGTTCCCTCACTTACACCAGCAGTTGTTGGTGTTAAAGTTGTTTCATAAGTTTCACCACCTAAAATTGTTGTTGCACTATTGCTTGATGTTGTTGAAATTAAATTTTTAGTAATAGAGTATTCAATAGGAAATTGTTTTTGTCCATTCACATAAGCATCTATGTTAGTAACCTTAATCATTTCAACCTCTGTTGGTTTATCACTCAATGGATTATAGTTGTTTATTTTATTGACATGCCATAGACAACCAAATGCTTTAATGAAATTCTTGAAACTAAATTGACACATATCATTAGGTGTTAGTTTAACATAACACTTAACAATCTTATTATCAACATTGTAGATTTCACTAATGTAATTCTTCCAGAAATTGCTGTATATTGTTGAAAAATCAGGATATTCACTTGGTGACCAACCAGCATAGTTTTCTCTTGGATATCCAAAACTCCAAGAATACAAACCATCATTTGATAATGTGGAAAACTGTGGATAATAAGAAATTTGTGTAGCAAAATTGTTTGTGATAGTAGTGTTTGTTAAATCTAACCAACAAGCATCACCACCACCAATATTTTCATTTTCCATTATAACAGAACTATCACTAACCCAAATTGGATTATTGATGTTTTTTATACCATTGTTAAACAACAAATTAAAACTTGTTGATATTGAATTTCTTTCATTGTTGTCCAATGTGAAATAAGCAGGTAATATTTTTTCATCTAATCTAAAAATATAGTCATTACCTATCAACATTCTTGTTGCTTCTTTACTCATTATTGTCCCATCAAAAGTTCCATCTATTAGATTTTTATCTTCACTGTTAAATTCATAATTAGTGTTAATTCTTGCTATACCATATTCTTGATTATATTTGTTCTTATAATACTTACTATAATGACTTTCATTATCTTTATATTGCAATAGTAAGTATTTACTATCAAAACTTAATGGAATGATGTTTATATCCTTTGAATAATCTATTTTATCATTCCAATCAATAATTTGATAGTTGCTAAAAAAGTTATTCTTGTTTGTAATTCTAACATTATTGCCTTCTGTATCAAATATCAAACCAAACATCTTACAATAGTCTATTAGAATATCACCTTGTGTTGTTTCACCATCCAATAAATCATTCTTTACAACTCTACTATCACTTGTTATTTCTTCATTATTGTTCACAGTGAAATCAACACCTGTAAATGGGTTTTGACCATTTATGCCATTTGCAGGATATAATTTAAGAATATCATCAGCATCAGAAGTTGGTCTTTTGAATGGATGCACATTAATTTCTATTGATTTAGTTCCAAGAAATCCATAATATTCTTCATTTAGATAATAATAACCCCAAACATCATCTCCAATCTGAATCATATATGGATAAATTCTAATCTCATATTGTCCTGTTTTTGGTGTGTAACTTGATTTGAAATGCACTGGCAATTCTTGTAAAATTTTAGAATTTCCATAACCTGTAAATCTATTTGTGTAATAACAAGGAGCCCAACTTTCACCATCTCTACCACCTGCACATAATGCATAACCATCATTATAATCCAATGACACAGATGAGTCATAATTTTTCTTGCCATTTATGTCATAATAAAATGGTTGCATGTGTTCCACTAATTCTCCATTTTCCCAGAGTTGAACATCTATACCAAATGTTGGATAATGACTTCTATAATACTCAACTTTAACACCAGCATCTATTGTTCCATTCAATGTGAGTATTGCCTCAAGTAAAAATTCAACTATAAATTCAGAACTACCACCTAATGTAGTCATGTCTATTACTTGTGTATCATCAAAAATAGCAGAATCACTAACTGTATATGGTTCAATATAATCAAGTGTAATATGTGGTTTATCTGCTGGAACATGATATGGTGTGCTTGATAAACCTTCTGCTGATGATCCTAAATTGATTTTATAACTACTATCAACTCTTTGCCAATCTTGACTTATAAATCCTTTATAAACATTTGTTTTTTCTTCAATATTCAATTGTGGTAATGTGATAACACTACTTGCATAATATGGGTTGCTGCTATTAAAAAATTCCTTACCTAATTCTATTTTATTATCATTTTCTTGATTATAAGTATCAACTATTTTATTCAATAAATTATCAACTTTAAGAGCTGGTCTTTGATAATAACTTCTATACTCACCTTTTGCACACTCATCTATGTTGATTTGTGAAGGTGTATCAACAATTTTATAATTATTGTTTGTATATGTAAGTATTTTATTGCTCTCAAACTTATCATACAAACCATTATTTGCCATTACATATGTCATTGTATCTGATAATTCATGTTCATTATTCCATAAATCTATAATAGTATTTCTATTAATTATGTGTTCCAAATTATTAGGATAGTCTAAATCTATTAGTTTTTTATCTTTCAATGCATGTAATACACTACACAAATCAGAATAGAAAGTGATGTCATAACTAATAACACCCTTTGACATTTTTATACTGTTGAGCTTAACATAACCAGACTTAAAAATGCCACCATTGATGTAAATCTTACAATCAACCCTCTTTGAAGGATTGAAGTTTACACCAATGTTACTTGTTTCACTATCTAAAATTGTTCTATCAAATCTCCAAATTTGACCAAATATTTCATTGTTAGTTTGATTTCCTTTGATTGTGATTGTCTTTGAATAGTCACCTGTCACAGATGTTGGATTACTTAAATCACTAAAAGAATAAGTTAGTGCTAAATCTATATCATCTATGTCCAATTTTCTATTCTCTAAATATATATCTACTTTGTTCATTATTAAGCATATATGTTTTCACTCTTTGATTGTCTTACATTAACTGTGTAATTAAACATCTTATCATTCTTGAAATTCTTTTCTTCAACTTTATTATCAGTAACTACTACACTAATAGTAATTCCATTTTCTAAATTATCATA